TTTAAAGAAAAATGGTACGATTATATTGATAATGAATTTACTAGACGAGAAAAAGGATTTTGGTTTTGTAATAATGGTATTGATACTTACATTACTGGTACTCATTACATGTACTTGCAATGGTCAAAAATTGACATTGGAGCGCCAGAATACAGAGAGTCAAATAGATTATTCTTTATATTTTGGGAAGCCTGTAAAGCAGACCATAGGTGTTACGGAATTTGTTACCTTAAAAACAGACGATCTGGATTTAGCTTTATGGCAAGCTCAGAACTTGTTAATCAAGCCACAATATCCTCAGACTGTAGATTTGGTATACTCTCTAAGTCAGGTGCTGATGCTAAAAAAATGTTTACGGATAAGGTTGTACCAATATCTGTTAACTATCCATTTTTCTTCAAACCAATTCAAGACGGTATGGATCGGCCAAAGACTGAGTTGGCATATAGGGTTCCAGCATCCAAGCTTACTAGAAGAAAGATGGAAAGCAATGAACAGCTTAAAGAACTAGACGGACTTGATACAACTATTGACTGGAAAAACACAGGTGACAACTCTTATGATGGTGAAAAGCTAAAAATACTAGCTCATGACGAAAGTGGTAAATGGGAAAGACCTGATAATATATTAAACAACTGGAGAGTTACAAAAACTACATTAAGACTTGGTTCTAGAATCGTCGGTAAATGTATGATGGGCTCAACATCAAATGCATTAGACAAAGGTGGAGACAATTTCAAAAAACTATACTACAATTCAGACGTTGCAAAAAGAAATAAAAACGGACAAACAACTTCTGGGCTCTATAGCTTGTTCATACCTATGGAGTGGAACTACGAAGGATTCATGGATTCTTTCGGACTACCTATCTTTACAAACCCAAAAGATCCAGTCAAAACAATTGATGGTGGATATATTACAACAGGAGTTATACAACACTGGAACAACGAAGTTGATGGATTAAAATCTGATCAAGATGCTTTAAACGAGTACTACAGACAATTTCCAAGAACTGAAGCTCACGCATTTAGAGATGAAACTAAAGATAGTTTGTTTAATTTAACTAAAATATATCAACAAATAGATATTAACGAAGAACTAAATAATATATCTTCTGTAGCACAAGGTAGTTTTCAATGGTTAGATGGAGTTAAAGATTCTCAAGTAGAATTTTACCCAAACAAAAACGGTAGGTTTTTAGTTTCATGGGTTCCACCATTAAAGCTGCAAAATAATATAATAACAAAAAATGGAACTAAATATCCAGGTAACGAACATATTGGAGCTTTCGGCTGTGATTCTTACGACATTAGCGGTACTGTTGATGGTCGCGGCTCTAAAGGAGCACTTCATGGATTAACAAAGTTTTCTATGGAAGACGCACCACCTAATCATTTTTTCTTAGAGTATATAGCTAGACCTCAGACAGCTGAAATATTTTTTGAAGATGTATTAATGGCCTTAGCATTTTACAGTATGCCAATACTTGCTGAAAACAATAAACCAAGATTATTATATTATTTAAAACGTAGAGGTTATAGAGGTTTTAGTATGAATCGTCCTGATAAAATATACAACAAATTATCTGTAGCTGAAAGAGAAATAGGTGGTATACCTAACTCAAGCGAAGACATTAAGCAAGCGCACGCTGCTGCTATTGAATATTATATTGAAAATTACGTAGGCCAACTTGAAAACAAAGTAGGTGATATGTATTTTCAAAAAACTTTAGATGACTGGAGTAGGTTTAATATTAATAATAGAACTAAATATGATGCTTCTATTAGTTCAGGATTAGCCATTATGGCTTGTAATAAAAACAAATATAGACCAGTTCCTACTAGAGTTCAACAAAACATTAACTTAGGAATACGTAGATATAATAATAAAGGATCCTTTTCACAAATAATATAATAAATGACGAAAATTACAAACACTTATAGTTCTTTTCCAGATCAGGTAGTACCTGATGAAGCTAAACAAAGCATGGACTATGGCCGCCAAGTTGGTATGGCTATTGAAGGTGATTGGTTTAGTGGAACTAGATCTGGAGTTGAAAACAGGTTTAATAGCAATTACAATAATTTTAGGCTACGTAGATTATATGCTAGAGCAGAACAACCAGTTCAAAAATACAAAGATGAACTAGCTATTAACGGTGACTTAAGTTATTTAAATTTAGACTGGAAACCTGTTCCTATTATACCTAAGTTTGTAGACATAGTAGTTAACGGTATGGATGATAAGCTTTATGATATTAAAGCTTTTGCACAAGATCCAGAATCAAGACGTATTAGATCTAAATACGCAGAAGACATATTGAGAGATATGCAAGCAAAAGAATTTTTAGCACAAATACAAAGCGTGTTGAGTATGGATTTATTCAATACTAACAAGCCAGAAGAATTACCAGAAAATAAAGAAGAGCTTGATCTTCATATGCAGTTAAGCTATAAGCAAGCAAGTGAAATAGCTTGTGAAGAAGCTATTAACAATACTTTAGAGTTTAATAGATATAACTTAAAGAAAAAACGTGTAATAGAAGATTTAGTAATACTAGGTATTGGAGCTGTTAAAACAACTTGGAACAAAGCTGAAGGTGTTAAAGTTGATTATGTAGACCCTTCTAAGTTAGTTTATTCATATAGTGAAGATCCAAATTTTGAAGACCTATGGTATGTAGGCGAAGTAAAAGCATTATCTTTAGCAGACTGTAAGAAACAATTTCCTAACTTAACAGGTGAAGAACTTAAAAAGCTACAAGACTATCAAGGTAATGGAAACTTCTTATATAACAGAAATGGCAAAAGAGATGGTAATTATATTTATATACTTTATTTTGAATACAAGACTTTTAGTGAGCAGGTTTTTAAAATAAAAAGAACTGCCACAGGTTTAGAAAAAGCTTTAGAAAAACCAGATACTTTTGATCCAAATGAAAATGAAAACTTTGATAGAGTTAGTAGGTCAATTGAAGTACTTTATAGTGGCGCTAAAGTTTTAGGTTACGATATGATGTTAGAGTGGAAAATGGCTGAAAATATGACAAGGCCAAAATCTAACTTAGTTAAAGTAAATATGAATTATAATATCTGTTGCCCTAAAATGTATGGTGGCAGAATAGAAAGCCTTGTAAGTCGTATGACTGGTTTTGCAGATATGATACAGTTAACTCATTTAAAAATACAGCAAGTAATATCTAAAGTAATACCTGATGGTGTTTATTTAGATGTTGATGGTTTAGCTGAGGTAGACTTAGGAAACGGTACTACGTATAATGCTAAAGAAGCTTTAAATATGTATTTTCAAACTGGTAGTATATTAGGTAGATCAATGACAATTGAAGGTGATCCTAATCCAGGTAGAATACCAATACAAGAATTAGTTAAAAGTGATGGTGGTCAAAAAATAAATTCTTTAATATCTACATATCAGTATTATTTACAAATGATAAGAGACGTAACCGGACTTAATGAAGCTAGAGATGGTAGTATGCCAAACTCAGATTCTTTAGTAGGTTTACAAAAACTTGCAGCTGCTAATTCTAATACAGCAACAAAACATATATTAAATGCTTATTTGTATTTAACTGTTAAAACTTGTGAAAACATAGTGCTTAGAACTTCTGATAGTATTGAATTTGATTTAACAAAAGAAGCTTTAAAAAATAGCATTTCAACATGGAACGTTGGTCAATTAGAGGATTTGTCAACTATACACCTGTATGATTTTGGCATTTACTTTGACTTAGTTCCAGATGAAAAAGAAAAAGAGCAATTAGAGCAGAACATTCAAGCAGCATTGTCTAGCGGTAGTATAAATTTAGAAGATGCTATAGATATTAGGCAAGTTAGAAACTTAAAGCTAGCTAATCAAATGATTAAGCTAAAACGTAAGAAAGCTGCAGAAGCTGCGCAAGCTGCTAACTTAGCTAATATTCAAGCTCAAGGACAAGCTAACGCTCAAGCAAGTGAAGCTTCCGCTCTTGCAGAAGTACAAAAATCAGAAGCTCAACTAGATACTAAACTTAAGTTTGAAAAAGGTAAATCTCAATTTGAGATAGAAAGAATGAGAACAGAGGCTCAAATAAAACGTGAGTTAATGGAATTAGAATTTAACTACAACATGCAGTTAGGTCAACAGAAAGTAAATACAGAAGCTTCTCGCGAACTGGAAATTGAAAATAGAAAAGATAAAAGAACTAAGATAGTAGGTACTCAGCAAAGTGCTATTGCTGATCAAAAACAAAACAACTTATTACCCATAAATTTTGAACAAAATCAAGATTTAAATATTTAATAACTTATATTATATTATATTATGTCAAAAGTAAAAACAGAGGCAGAGGTGGATTCAAAACAACCTCTCACAATGAAAAGAAAACCTGGTAGACCTAAAAAGTTAACACAGGAAAAAAAAGTAACTAAACTAGAAATAAAAGAAGATGCCGTTCCAAAGCAAAGCACAGGAGTCGTGGATGAGAATAAACAAACCAAAGATGTGGAAAAAGTGGAGGAGAGAACATCCGAGCCAAGACTTGAAGAAATTACCAAAAAGGTCGAAAACAAAGATGAGAACAAAGAACTCGAGGTAATAAATGAAAAGCCAGTAAAAGAAGAAGCTAAAGAGTTAGAGAAAAAAGCTCAAGAAGCTATAAGAGATGAAAGAGTTACAGGTGTTGAATTACCTGAAAACGTAGAAAAGCTAGTAACATTCATGAAAGATACAGGTGGAACTGTAGAAGATTATGTTACTTTAAATAAAGATTATAACAAGTATGACGATAAACTACTTGTTAGAGAATATTATAAAAAGACTAGACCGCATCTTACAGATGAAGAAGTTACTTTTGTTATGGAAGATAACTTTGCTTTTGATGAAGAAGCGGACGAAGAAAGATTTGTACGTAAGCAAAAGCTTGCATACAAAGAAGAAGTTGCGAAAGCCAAGAACTTTTTAGAGCAAATGAAAAGTAAATATTATGATGAAATCAAGTTGAGGCCATCTGTTACTAATGAGCAGAAAAAAGCTATGGACTTTTTCCAACGATACAACCAAGAACAACAACAAATAACAGAAAAAAGAAATGAGTTTGTAAACAATACAAAAAGTTTTTTTCAAGAACAATTCAAAGGTTTTGAATTTAATGTTGGAGAAAAAGCTTTTAGATATAGTGTTTCAAACCCACAAGAAATGATAAACTCACAAACGGATGTTTCTAAATTTATTAGTAAATTTACTGACAAAGAAGGAAACATAACCAATATGGAAGATTATCATAAAGCTATTTACGCAGCTAGAAATGCAGATAGATTAGCGCAGCACTTTTACGAGCAAGGCAAAGCCGATGCAACTAGAGATGTTATAGCAAAATCTAAAAACATTAATAACGAGGTAAAACCAGTGGCTTCTGAAGCTACTATGCCTAATGGCTGGAAAGTAAGAGCAATTACTGGAGTTGATAGTTCTAGGTTGAAAATTAAGAAAAAATCATAATAAAAAAAATAAAACATGAGTTTTACAACAGGAGGTTCGTTCCCTGCATCAATTACGCCAATGCCAAATCAAGTTACCGTACAAGATAACTATATTGATTTTGCTGACGCAAACTTTGATACATGGGCACAACAATATCTACCTGAGCTATATGAGCAAGAGGTAGAAAGATATGGAAACAGAACATTAGCTGGTTTCCTACGAATGGTTGGCGCTGAAATGCCAATGACATCGGATCAAGTAATTTGGTCTGAACAAAATAGATTACACATTGCATATGATAATTGTGCTGTAGCAGCTAACGCTGGTTCAAGTATTACAATTACTATTACGCCTGGTGCAGATAACCCAGCTACTTCAGCAATTAGAGATGGTAACACTATCTTAATTACTGATAACGCTACAGGTTTATCTTCTGCTAAAGCTTTAGTAACTGATAGAACTTCTGGTGTAACTACTAACGGTTATACAATTGATTGTATTTTATACGAAACAAATGCTGCTGGTGCACCTGCCGCTATTACTGGAGGTACTTGTAGTGTATTCGTATATGGATCTGAATTTCCAAAAGGAAGTAACGGAATGGCTGGAGCTATTGAGCCAGGTTTCACAAGATACTTTAATTCACCAATTATCTTAAAAGATAACTATGAATTAAGTGGATCTGATACCGCTCAAATAGGTTGGATCGAAGTTGCTACTGAAGACGGAACATCTGGTTATTTATGGTATCTAAAGTCTGAGTCTGAAACAAGATTAAGATTTGAAGATTACTTAGAAATGGCTATGGTTGAAGGTGAACTTCAAGCTAACACAGTAGCTTTTGGTGCTAATTTTGGACCAGGTGGTGCTGCTCAAAACATCAAAGGTTCTGAAGGTTTATTTGCTGCTATCGAAGCAAGAGGTAATGTATACTCTGGTTTTGCTGGTGCTGCTGCTCCTGGTTCAGGTGCATTAGGAGATTTCGATGAGATCTTAAAGCAACTAGATAAGCAAGGTGCTATTGAAGAAAACATGTTATTTTTATCAAGACAAACTGCTCTTGATTTTGATGATATGTTAGCTGCTACAAATGGTGGTTACGCTTCAAACAACGCTGCTTCTTACGGTTTATTTGATAACGAAGCTGAAATGGCTCTTAACTTTGGTTTCTCTGGTTTTAGAAGAGGTTCTTATGACTTCTATAAAACTGACTGGAAATACTTAAATGATGCTACTACAAGAGGTATGTCTAACGCTATTGATGGTGTTATGATACCTGCTGGTACATCTACAGTATATGACCAAATGTTAGGATCAAATATCAGACGTCCTTTCTTACACGTAAGATATAGAGCTTCTGAAACTGAAGATCGAAGATTCAAAGCATGGATCACTGGATCTGTTGGTGGTGCTTACACTACTGATTTAGATACAATGAGAGTTAATTTCTTATCTGAAAGATGTTTAATTACACAAGCCGCTAATAACTTCGTGTTATTCAAAGGAGCTTAATTATTTATTAACATTTAAAATATAGAAATTATGGGTTTAGTAAAATTAACTACAAATAAAGTTGTACAAGCCGAAGGCATACTACAACTTACAGCAGTAATATCAAGTAACACACTTACAATTGATGTTCTCTATGCTTTAGATATGGGATCAAATAAATTAGCTAAAGCTAATGTTGTCTATACTAAAGGTGGTTCTAACTCTTTCACTAAGACTGAGGCAGAATACTTAGAGGAATTTGCAAGTGCATTTGGTCTTGCAATGGGAACAAGTGGACCAGCTTTAGTTGGACCAATTGTTGAACAAAAAGTAACTTCTACTGGAGTACTAGTAGGAACAATTACACCGGTTATTACGTTAAAGCTTTCATCAGCTTTATCATAATTAAGGTTATATTTAAGATCCCGCTTCGGCGGGGTCTTTTTTAATTATTATATTATATTATATTATGGAAGAAACAAAAACAAAAAAGGCTCCAGTAAAAAAAGCTGAAGCTAAACCAGTAGATAACTGGGAATACAAAGATAGAAATTATTACTTAGTAGGTAATAAAACACCGTTAACATATACTATACCAAGTAGACATTCTAAAAGATACCCTTTAGTATGGTTTGATCCAGAGCAAGGATATGAAAGAGAAATGAGATATGCTACTAATATGAAAAGTATATTTGTTGATGAACAAAAAGGAGCAGCCACGTTAAAGCATATAATGTTTAATACTGGGCATTTATTTGTTCCTAAAGAAAAAAGAAATTTACAAGAATTTTTAGATAAACACCCTCATAAAGGTGTTATATTTCAAGAATTTGATCCAATAATAGAAGCAGAAGATCAGTTTGAAGATTTACAATATGAAATACAAGCTCTGAATATGGCTTATGAAATGGATATTGAACAAGCTGAAGCTATATTAAGAGTAGAAGTTGGATCATCTGTTAGTTCTTTATCATCTAAAGAACTTAGAAGAGATTTATTATTATTTGCAAAAAGAAACCCAGAGTTACTTATCAACTTAGCAAATGATGAAAATGTAATTCTTAGAAATTTTGCCATTAGAGCTGTAGAAGAAAGAATAATAGATCTTTCACAAGATCAAAGAAGCTTTACTTGGAAAAGCAATGGTAGAAAATTAATGAATATTCCATTTGATGAAAACCCATATTCAGCTATGGCCGCTTGGTTTAAGACTGACGAAGGTATGGAAGTTTACAAATCAATAGATAAAAAATTCAAATAACAAGTGATTATAATTAAGGGTGGTTTACGCCGCCCTTTTTAAAATATTAAAATGGCAATAAACGTAAACACTGTATATACTACTGTTCTTACTATTCTTAATAAAGAACAAAGAGGCTTCTTAACACCTTATGAATTTAATAATTTAGGTAGGCAAGTACAATTAGAAATATTTGAAAGTTACTTTGAAAACTTAAATCAAATGTTAAGACAGCCTAGTAACGATACAGAATACGCTAACAGAGTTAAATTGCTAGAAGAAAAAATAGCTACATTTGAAACGCAAGCCACTGCAACTGTAGCTTTATCTGGTATATTCGGTCAAACAACATTACCTGCTGATAATCATAGATTTGGTATGTTAGAATATACAGACAGTGCTAAACTTCCAGTTGAAGTTGAAAAATTATCACGTCATGAGTTTTTACAAGCTAGACGTTCTCAGTTAACATCACCCACAAGAAGTCATCCAATATGTTATTTGGAAGGAAATACTTTAAATATATTACCAGGCGTAGCTACTGCTGCTGCTAATGCAACTAATGGTACAGGTGCTCAAAGTTATATTATAGAGTATGTTAAGAAACCAGCTGATCCAGTATGGGCTTTTACTGTAAATAGTGTAGGTGGTTATGTATATGCTTCTGGTAGTTCTACTGATTTTGAAATATCAGATGTAGATCAAACTGAACTTATATTAAAAATATTAATGTACGCTGGTGTCATAGTAAGAGATCAGGAAATAGTACAACAAGCTGCTCAAGCTGCAGTTGCACAAGACTCACTAGAACAAAGTTAATAAATTATGCCAAATAAAACAGCAGCAACAATTCCACTAACTGAAAATGATCAGCAGTATTACGCAGGACAATATGGTCCTATAGAAAACAAATCAGGTGGCGTGCAGTTGGTTTGGGATTTTCCAGACTTTAACACTACACTAATTAGCAACTATGACGATGTTAATTCAGGTACGCAAGTTAGAGATACAGGTAATTTTAAAGTTCATATATTAGCTACAGCTACAACTATACCTGCTGACAGTAATCAAGTACCTGTTCAAAATGTAGCAGTAACTGACACTACTAACAATACTATTATATTAAAAAATATACAGGGCTCAGCTCCTGCTAACGGCAATTTTATTTTTATACAATTAACTGATATAGCCACAGGTGATAACTACGGTAGTTACAGCTACTTAACACTAAATGATATTATAAGTAATTTTCAACTAGCTTATACAGGTGATGGTCAAATACTAACTAAGATAAGTAGAAGTCAAATACTGTTTCACACTAGAAGAGCTATGCAAGAATTATCTTATGATGTTTTAAAAGCTTACAAATCACAAGAGTTAACTGTACCAACTAATTTAACCGTACCGATACCTAGAGACTATGTTAACTACACTAACGTAGCTTGGGCTGATCAGTTAGGTATAATGCATACTATATATCCACTGTGGGGATTAAGTGGTAATCCAACAGAATTACCTATAATTGATGGTGCTACTGGCGTGCCTACACAGAGTTCTTACGGAAACAACTTAGACGCATCTCAGTCTGTTATAGAAGACCGATGGAAAGATGCAAATGATAGAGAAATTGTAGGTGATTACGACCCTTATGATGATAGCGGTGTTTATAATTATCAATGGTGGAAACAAGCTTATGGTGGTAGATACGGATTAAATCCTGAAACTACACAAAGAAATGGTTGGTTTAGTATAAATCAAAGAACCGGTATGTTTACTTTTAGCGCTGGTTTAGTTAACCAAGTAATACAATTAAGCTACATATCTGATGGTTTAAGTATTGATTTTAATAGTATTGTACCTAAACTAGCTGAAGAAGCTTTCTATGCTCAGATATTGTACAGAGTTGCTATGACTAGAAATGATGTAGATGGTGGCACCAAGGCTTTTTTAAAAAGAGATTCATATGTTAAAACAAGAAACGCTAAATTAAGATTATCTGAGTTAAAGTTAGATGAAATAGTTCAGGTGTTCAGAGGTCAATCTAAATGGATTAAACATTAAATTAAATGACTCAAAGAAAATTTAATCATACATTTACTCAGTCTAAGATGAACAAAGACTTAGACGCTAGACTATTAAGTAATGACGAATATAGAGACGCTCAAAACGTTGCTGTTTCTAGATCAGAATCTGATGATGTAGGAGCATTAGAAAATATTTTAGGTAATTTACTTTTTAATCAATTAACATCTGATACTTCGTTAGCACCAAATGTATATTTACTACAATTTATTGGTTGGTTTATAAATAATGATACTGATAAAGTATATATATTCGCAACTGACTTTCAAGATAGCTCAGCAGATCAAATATCTTTATTTGCTTCACCTAACAGTTCACACAAAATAATTGTAGCAGATTTAACAGCTAACACTATATCTACTATAGTATCTGGTAGGTTTTTAAATTTTTCTTACAATAGTCCTATACTTGATGTAGCGATGATAGAAAATCAGTTGTTTTGGACAGACAATAGAAATCAACCAAGAATTATAAATGTTGAAACCGCTGAGTCAGACCCTAATTATTACTTTCACGAAGATCACGTATCTTTAGCTAAGTATTATCCTCATAAACCAATGCAGCTTTTTGAAGAATATTCTCAAGCTGGATGTTTAACAGGGGCTACTGACTTGAGACTAGGAGGTTATAAAGATTTTGACTCTATATATCCTTTATTGTTATTTGACAAAGCGGTAATGAGTTCTACTATGCTAGCAGCTCTAACAAATAATATTGGACTACAAGGATATGTAAAAGGAAACGATAATAACATATGGGAATTTAAAGTAGCCTATGTGCAAGAGTTAACTAGCCTTCCTACAGATCCTTTTACAGGTGGAACTGCTGTAGCAGTTTTTGTTGATAGAGATTTAAGTAATCAAATGACGGTTCAAAACGATCCAGATGGTGCAACTTTAGGATATACTATTTATTTTGTTGATCAAAATTCAAAAGACGTAGCTTCACCTTGGTTAAGAGAAGATCAAGTTAAACTTAGACTTGATAGTGTTACCGCTAGTGCAGGTGGATATGTATATACTAACAGTGCTTCTGGAAATTATAATTATGCACAAGCTTTATACCAATATGGTACGCGATCACCTTATAATTACTTAGAAAGAATTGTAGGTGGTGGCACTTGGGAATCATTTCAAATAAATAATCATTTTCCTAAAAATACTGGTACAGCGGCAGTAGGTTATGCTAGAATAACACACCCTAGTTTAGACCCTAACAAGTATTATGTAATAACAAGCGTTGGTGATCCTGCTGCAGCAAATAAAAGTTTTACTGTATCAGAACTTAGTAGTTTTGTTAATGGAACTTTAACAGGTGTTAATGCTAACCAAATACTAAATGCAGGTGATATTGTTAGTGTACATTGGCCTAATAAATATTATAATTATAATTTTCCAGGAGATCAAAAATTTTTAGAAGATAAGTTTGTAAGGTTTTCATACAGGTTTAGATATGATGACGGACAATATTCTGTTATTGCACCTTTCACTCAAGAAGTATTTATACCAAAGCAAAAAGGATATTTTTTAAAAGAAGTTGGTAGACAAAAAAGTACAGGGTCAGATGATAATAATTATATTCCTCAAGAATATAAAGCAGGTCAAAATACTATAGTTGACTTTATGGAAAATGAAATTACTGAAGTTAAACTAAAAATACCTTGTGAATATGCTATAAATACTTTATCTAATAATTTAAAAGTAAAAGAAATAGATATATTATATAAAGAATCTATGGGGTTAAGTATTAAAGTAGCAGAAACTATTGACATAAATGACACTTCTGTAACTTCTAATACAACTAATTTTTTAGAATACGTATATCAGTCTAAACAGCCAATTAAAACTCTTAGATCTTCTGAAACTACTAGAGTGTATGACAACGTACCTGTTCGCGCTAAAACTTTAACATCGTCAGGAAATAGAGTAATATTAGGTAATTTCTTTGATAAACACACGTCACCTGAAAGCTTAGCGTTTTACGTTTCTGCTGGTAGAAAACTAACACCAGGAAGTACTTCACAAAATCAGTCAAATAATATAAGTACTAATTTACCTGGAAAATTTAGCAATGTATCATATCCTAATCATACATTAAAACAAAATAGAACTTATCAAGTAGGCTTAATATTACAAGACAGGTATGGTAGATCATCTGATGTGATATTGTCAAGATTTACTGACACTAACTTTATCTTGCAAACAGGAACATTTGCAAATGATCCACAGACGTTTTTTGGGTCAACACTATTCCACGGTTATTTACCATCTGTAACACAACCTTTAACAGCTAGTCCAGCTAGCAATAACGTAGTTAATTCTGGTATTGTTAACTGGCCAGGTGATTCATTAAAAGTTTTATTTACCGAGCAAGTACCTCAGACAATTAATTATGCTAGTGGTTATCCAGGTTTATACGAAGATCCTTTAGCTACGACTACTATAAGTACATCTGATACGACAAATAAATTTATAGAAGTACCAACCGGTGGAGCTAGAGATTCAATACAACCAGGTGATATTATGAAGTGGACAGCTTCGGGTATTGACTATGAGGTAGTAGTTCAATGGGGTATAGCTCCATATCCTTCTAGTTCTGTAAATAGATATAATATAGTTACGCAAGGTGGAGAAGATCCAGCTGTTTACCCAGCTGTTTCACAATCTGTAGATTTTATCACTGCTGGTAATACTACTGGATGGTATAGTTACAAAGTAGTAGTAAAACAGCTAGAACAAGATTATTATAATGTTTATTTACCTAGCTTATTAAATGGATCACCAGTTATTAAGCCATTTGATTTAACATGTACTTTTGTTAGTGGCAATAAAATAGCAACTGTAGATGCTTTAGGTACTATAGAAAATTTAACGTTTCCTTTATTGGAAGGTATGAAAGTAGTTACGCCAGGTGGTAAAACTTACTATATAAATAATATTTTAAATTTTACTCAGTTTGAATTAACTGCAGCAGCTACCGCAAATGAATCTAGTGTAGAAGCTACTTTTAGTACAGAGGCTAGCTCTGGTGTTTTAAATGTTACTACTTTATTAACAGATAACGCTAATAAAGTACCACCAGCTTTAAATGAGACAACCCCTGTACAGCAACAGTATTCGACTAGTGATGTAGAGTTAATACCTAGACTAGCTGAGTTAAGTAGTTCTTTTATTACATCTAGACCTTATTATCCTTTGTCTACAACTGCTTCAGGTCCTGTATTCCCAGGATTACAAACAATGAAAGTACAATCAATTGGAAACTTTGAAAACATATTTAGAAGAGGTAGTTATAACGGATTATACAACGCTGATACAGATCCACCTACAGCCATAATACAAAACACTTTTAACCTAGGATCAGATTCACAAATAGCTAAACCTTCATCTGAAGCTGAAACTTTACCTGCTATATATGAAACAAATCCCACCATAAGTAATATAGAAATATATTATGAAACAAGTACATCAGGTACTGTAAAAGAATTAAACACTTTAATAAGAGATAACTTAACTGTACCAACGCAATTTGTAACAGCTTTAGCAGGTGGAACTGGTACTTCGCCTTTAGGTATTGTAAGTTTTAATGAAGACAGACAGTACTCTTCAGCAATTACTATAGCTGAGTTTCAACTAGTAGATCAAAATGGCAATTTAATAACATATGGTAATGCAGAAAATCTTGCTGTAAGCACCGCTGTTTATCAAAACGGAACTACAATTGCTACAGCACCATTTACTGTTTCTCAAAAAGGAAGTGATAATACCTATTTATTAAAAACAGCAGCAACTAATCCAATGTACAGCTCTGGTGATGCTGGTTTAGATAATGTTAATTTTAATATTACTTTTGATTTCCTACAGTTTTCAATACTACCTGTACCATACAGTATTAATATATCTACGCTTGTAACTAATGCAGCTCCAGTATTTAATACTTCTAGAGTTAATGCGCCTGGTACTGTTTACTACGTTACACAAGGTTTAGGTACTGGTGCGCCAGTAGCACCAGGTCCTACTAGCTGGAATAATGCTGATGGTTCAAACACTACTAGATCTAAAGCAACAAATGGATCTGAAGTAACCAACCAAAATAAGTTTCAAGGTATTTCTTGGGAATTATTTGTTAAAAGTTCAACTATGTTTGGAGTAAGTAACTTTATACCAGCAACTGCAATAGAAGGATTAGCATTAAGCTTAATAGTTAGTGAGGATCAATGTAGTTTAAGTGTTGGAAAATACAGCCAAGAGTATGTAACAGGAAATATAAACGTAGAAATAAGAGCCACAGATCAAAACGGTAATGGATTAACAACTGTAATATCTCAGTTTGATTTAAGGTTAACTGAAAGTTAATATAGTAAATTAGTTAATAAAATAAGTGATTATATAATATGGCAAACACACTACCATTAATAGAAGTAGATTACTATAATTCTATTTGGAATAAAAGAATTTTAACGCCTCAACCAGTGAAGCAGATAGGAACAGCAGACGCAATACCAGGCGGTACTGGATCAGCTGCTAATTTAGGTACGTGGCCTATTAATAACGTATTTGCACCACCGCTTACATTTAATCCTGGCTTTATTACTGATGGACCTGATACTGTTACTACTACCC